TAAATCTAGCGATATGTTAGATATAGTACAGCCGCTACAACTAATACACTAGATGTTAGGATTGTAGGTCTTTACGAAGATGCAGCTAACTCAGACTATTCTGCAGTTGGTCATCAATACATCGTAAGACTAAATGGTCACTTTAATAGCGGTACTACTATTGCAGTAGGTACTTACGCTACAACAGGCATATAGGAAGGGGTTAGAAAATGGCTATTTCAAGAGCACAACTAGCAAAAGAGCTAGAACCTGGACTTAACGCCCTGTTTGGTCTAGAGTACGATCGTTACGAGAACGAGCATTCTGAGATTTTTGATGAAGAATCTTCAGATAGAGCGTTTGAAGAAGAAGTGATGTTAGCAGGCTTTTCGACTGCACCTTCTAAGTCAGAGGGTGGCGCGATTAGTTTTGATGACGCACAAGAAACCTTCACTTCAAGATACACACATGAGACTATTGCATTAGCTTTCTCAATTACTGAAGAAGCTATTGAGGATAATCTTTATGATCGTCTTGCAGGTCGTTACACAAAAGCATTAGCAAGATCAATGGCACAGACAAAGCAGATTAAAGCTGCGGCTGTCTTAAACAATGCGTTTACTGCAGGAGCTTCTGCAGGTGGCGATGGTGTTGCTTTATTAAGTAATGCTCACCCTACTATTAGTGGAAATCAAAGTAACATATTGTCAACAGCGGCAGACTTAAACGAGACTTCGCTAGAGCAAGCTTTGATAGACATTGCTGGTTTACAGGATGAGAGAGGCTTAAAGATTGCTGTAAGAGGTACTAAGTTGATAATTCCAAAAGAATTACAATTTATTGCTGAAAGAGTGTTAAACAGTAATTTAAGAGTTGGAACTGCTGATAATGATGCAAATGCAATTAAGAACATGGGAATGTTACCAGAAGGTGCAGTCGTCAACCATTTCTTAACTGATACAGATGCTTTCTTTATCAAGACAGACGCTCCTAACGGCTTAAAGCACTTTAACAGAGCCGCTATAAAGACAGCTATGGAAGGTGACTTTGACACTGGAAATATGCGTTTTAAGGCAAGAGAAAGATACAGCTTCGGTTTTTCCGACTGGAGATGTTTATTCGGAACACCTGGTGCGGCATAGCCTCCAAGCATATTAATGCACCAGTTTTGAGGGCGGCACTTGCCGCCCTTATTTTTTTGTGTATAATAGAAGAAACCTTGACAGTCGGATAAACTGACTGACATTTGCCACGACAAGGAGATTTACATGGCTAATACAACTTTTTCGGGTCCAGTCCGATCAGAAGGTGGTTTTACTACAATAAGTAAAAACGCTACAACTGGAGCAATCACTACACAATCAAGCATTAACTCAAGTGGTATCGCATCTTTTGATGCAAACACTTTAGCAACAGAAGCAGGTACTGGTATAACAACTGGTTCTGGAACTATCTATAGAAGTGCTATTCAAAGAGTTGGTGGAATTATTACAACAAGAATTTTAATTGACTTAACTGGTTTAAGATCTACTGCTGGTGGTGATATCATTGGTGTCAACGGAACTTCACTAGTTTGTCATATCGGTCAGATAACTGCTGCACAAAATGGAACTATTTTAACAGGTAGTATGGAATGTTTTGAAGCACCAACAGGTGGTGATCCAGATATTAACATACATTCTGCTACAGAAGGAACTGGAGTAGAAGATGGTGCTATTAGTGGATTAAGTGAAACCTTATTGGTCAACGCAGGTGATGCAACATTAGGAAGTAAAGTTTACTTTACCGCCGTTCCAGCAGCTGATGAATTTTTATACTTAACTTGTGGTACAACTACAGATGGTGACTTTACAGCAGGTAAATTATTCATTGAATTGATGGGTTACGCAGCTTAATTAATGGGGGTTTTATACCCCCATCTTTTATAAGGAGATTAATATGGCAGGTTTATCAGATGTACAAGCATTAACGATAAGTGACGAGAATGCTTCAGATGATGACAGATTAGTTACTGCAGCTAGACCCAATACAGCGGCTACAATGGCAAATACTACATTTGCTGGAGGTGCAGCAAGAAATGTTATTGTTACAACTACAGGTACAGGAGACAATGGTAAGACAAATACTATTGTTGGCACGGATGTTTTTGGAGATGCACAAACAGAAGTGATTACATCTACAGGTTCAGCGGCCTCTGTCGCAGGAGCTAAGTTATTTTTGACTGTTACGTCTGTTACTAGTTCCGCGCAATTTGCGGCTAACATAAAAGTAGGGTCAGGAACATTATGCGCTCAGGCTGTAAGAGGTTCTATGAGAATTAGAATAAAAGGCATGTCTGTAGTATCAGGCGGTACCGCAGGAGATGTTGAGTTTTTTAATGGCACCCCTGAAAGCGGTACAGTTTTATTTAAATCAAGAACTATTGGTACAGCGAATACAACAGTAGATAGAACAATACCATCTGAAGGCGTTCTTTTTAATAACGGTGGTTCTGTGAAGTATACGGTAGATGTTGCAGATAATATAACGGTTTTCTTTGCGTAAGAGGTAACATTGTCTTCTAAGGGTACGATGAAAGGTCACACTATTGGTGGTGGTCATAAGCGTAAGACCAAAGACGGTGCGGGTATGACTAAGAAAGGTGTTGCCAAATACCGAAGAGATAACCCTGGAAGTAAGTTGAAGACCGCTGTAACAGGCAAAGTTAAAAAAGGAAGTGCAGCTGCTAAGAGGCGAAAGTCATATTGTGCCAGAAGTGCTGGTCAAATGAAAAAGTTTCCAAAAGCAGCCAAAGATCCAAACAGTCGTTTACGACAAGCTAGAAGAAGGTGGAAGTGCTAATGCCTAGAGGTAGACCTAAAAAAGAAAAGCTTACAGTAGAACAAGTTATGCATGAGCTGGCCAAGCATGAAGCTGAATGCACTCTTCGATACAAAAGAATAGAGGAAATACTTGGAGATCAAAAATCTCAATTAAAAGGTCTTGATATTCGTATGTGGGGATTAGGTGTTTTAATTATAGGAGCTGCGGTAGCGCAGAAATTATTATGATAACAAGTAAAGTAAAAACAGGGCCTAAACCCTCCAAATTAAACGTAACTTATTTTAAGAATGGTGGATCGGCCTCTAAAAAATCAAAAGGCAGTAAGATATGTCCTGCAGGTAAAGCGTGGGCTAAAAGGACTTTTGATACATATCCTAGCGCATATGCAAATATGGCGGCTTCAAAATACTGTAAAGACCCTAACTATGCAAAGGGCGCGAAAGGCAAGAAATAATGGGTGCTCTTAAAGATTGGGTAAAACAAGATTGGGTGCGAATCGGTACAGACGGTAAAATTAAGGGTAAATGTGGTACGTCTAAAGATAAGAAAAACCCAGACAGGTGCTTACCTCGTTCTAAAGCAAATAGTTTATCTCAATCTCAAAGAGCGTCTACAGCGAAAAAAAAGAAAAAAGAAGGCGCCAAAGGTAAAACCTTTGTTTCAAATACCAAATCTGCAAAAGTCACAAAAATGGGGTTTGGGGGAGAAGTACCTTCTACTAAGGCTAAAAGACCCTTCAATGGTAAAACTAAAAAAGGATCTATAGTTGCAAGAGGTTGTGGTATTGTTATGCCAAACAGACGTAAACAAACAAAAGTAAGGACTTGATATGGCAACATCTAATTCTACAAATTTTGAGCCGGATGCCGCTGAATACATAGAAGAAGCTTATGAAAGATGTGGTTTAGAACTAAGAACAGGATATGATTTAACTACTGCAAGAAGATCTTTAAACCTTATGTTTGCAGAGTGGGCTAACAGAGGCTTAAATCAATGGACTATTACTCAAAGAACGCAAACGGTTACGTCTGGAGATCGTGAATATGACCTAGGGTCAGACGTAATTGATATATTAAATATTGTTGTAAGAAGGTCTGGGACAGATTTCTCTATGACTAGAGTGAGCCGATCCGATGAATTATCCATTCCTAATAAAGCTACTACTGGCAGGCCTACACAATTTTTCTTAGACAGACAGATTACGCCTAACTTAAAAATATGGCCTGTGCCGGACAATAGCACAGATATAATTTTTTATGATGCTCTCACTAGAGTAGAAGACGTTGATTCTCAAGTTAATACTATGGATGTTCCTTTTAGATTTTATCCTTGTTTGACTGCAGGATTGGCTTATTATATTTCTTTAAAAAAAGCTCCTCAAAGAACTCAGATGTTAAAAGCTATTTATGAAGAAGAATTTGAAAGAGCTATGGGTGAGGACAGAGATAGGTCTAGCTTTACGGTAAGTCCTCAATATGCTTATTTAAGGTCCAACTAATGGGTAGATTTGCTACAGGTAAAAACGCATACGGTATATCCGATAGGTCTGGAATGAAGTATAGGTACCGTGATTTAAAAAAAGAATGGAACGGTTCTCTAGTGGGACCAGATGAATTTGAGTCTAAACATCCTCAATTAGGTCCTTTTAGAACAGTAGCGGACCCAGAAGCGATTAGAGATGCTAGGCCCAGCCGAACAGAAAACCCTGTAGAGGTTCTTTTAGTACTGGATCCGTTTATATCTTCTGCAGCAAGTTCGGGTGTCATAACAGTTAGAGAATTTGGCCATGGTAGATCTACAACAGACACTGTACGCTTTAGAAGTGTTAATGGTTTTGATGGTTTTACCAAAGCTGTTTTGGAGCAGTCTTCGGGTTACAGCATAACGGTTGTCACTACGGACACATATACATTTACAGCTAATGGAGAAACCGCTACAATAGGTGGTATAGTAGGAGGCGGTAGTAGAGCTACCGCAGGACCAACAACGGTGAGTGCATGATATGAGTTTTACTTTAGCACAATTAAAAACGGCAATACAAGATTACACAGACAATAGTGAAACATCTTTTGTAACTCATTTGCCAGACTTTATAAAAGCGGCAGAAGAGAAAATATTTAAAAGTATAGATTTAGATATTTTTAGAAAAAATGTAACAAGTGCCTTGACCTCTTCAGATCAATATCTAACGGTACCCAGTGATTATTTAGCATCATTCTCGTTGCAGATAACAACTTCTGGGTCGGAAAGTTTTTTACTTCAAAAAGATGTAAACTTTTTAAGAGAATATTCCCCAAGTGCCTCAACAACGGGTTTACCTAAATATTATGCACGTTTTGATGAAAACAATTTTATTGTAGCGCCAACTCCAGACAGTAATTACACCATAGAGCTGCACTATTATCATAGACCGGCTAGTTTGACCGCGGGGGCTGATAGTGGTACTACTTGGGTCAGCACTAATGCACCTTTTGCTTTGCTTTATGGGGCTTTAATTGAAGCTTACACTTACATGAAAGGTGAAACGGATGTTATACAAAATTATAATAATATGTATATGCAATCCATGGAAAGATTAAAAGACTTAGGCGAGGCAAGAGAAAACACAGACGCAAACAGAGTTGGTTTACCAGCCAGACCCAGAACATAGGAGTAAAAAATGGCAACAGCAAATGCATCAACCAATTATCTAGAGAGAAGAATATTACATTATATATTCAAGAACAACTCTCTTAGTTTCTCTAGTCCTGGAGA